GGCGATCTTCTGCTCGTACTTGCCCTGCGCGTTCGCGGCCATGCCCGCGTAGACCTGAGCGCCAGCGGTGACGACCGTGGCGCCGACTGCAAGAACTGTTAAAGTCACCGGGTCACAAATCGTTTTTCTCCACTAAGCATGACGTACAAACGGCCTCATAGGTTCGCCGCGCATGACCTCCACGCCTCCGATACCGTATCCGAGCCGCGCGAGCCAGCGGATCGAGGTCTCGTTTCTAGCGTGGACCCAATTGTGCAGCAGCGCATAATGCCGGTGAAGCGCCTCGGTGTAAATCCGCCCGAAGCGCAGCAGCGCTCTTCGCTGTCTCACCGCTTCGTCCGTCATCAGCATCCACGGACAGCCGCTGCCGTCGATCAGCGATAACGTTCGCGCGCCGAACATCGCCTCGGGGCGCCCGTCGACTAAGGCTGTCCACGCGATCGTCGCTGACGCGAGACCCTGCCTCAGCGCCTGCTTGGGCGAGTGCCCAAAAATCCAGCATTCGAGCTGGTCGATATCGCGCATTCGATTGGCGATCGAATTGATGTGCTTGTACTGAGCGGGAACGATTTCGATCATGTCGGCGAGACCACCATTCCGTAGAAGATCGAGACGATATGCGCAGGCAGCGGCTCGTTCTGCTCGATGACGATCGAGGAAGTTTCCTTCCAGTCGCCCGGAGGAGGAACCTTGTAGTCGATCGCTTCGACGTTCATCAAATCGTTGACCGCTATTCCGTCCTTGGGCTCGACTTGCTCAAGGAAGCTGGCGCCGCCAATACCGATCTCGATCCCGCGGGTGTCGATCGTCCGAACGATGATATCGGAAATCTGCTGAGTATTGACGTGAAGCGAGCCCTGACTGCTCGAAAGCGCGCCGGGAAGTGTCTCGATCCGTCCATAGTAACGCAACCCGACTGTGACGATCGTTGCTTCGACCGGCAGCGTCACCGAGCCGTTCTCGACGACGAGATCGTGCGTCACGTAGCCGTCATAGCTGGCGCTGACGGTCTGCCCTTCGAGGTGATGCAGGCCGGTGATCGTATCGGTCGGCGGATCGAATACCTGCGTAATCGCGCAATCAAGGTGACAGGCGGTCGTGATATCCCCGCCGTGCGGCATTGCGAGCCGCTCGACAAACAGCCGCTCGACCGCGTTGATCGTCCGGCGCACCAGCACGTAAACGCGATCGAAGCCGCCCTCGGAAATGATCGCGACGTCCTCGACGAACCCATCCGTCTCGATCGGGGTCCAGCCCCAGACCTGCTGCTCTTCCTCCCACGTGAAAGCGAGCAAGATGCCATCGTCGCGCACGCCCCAGAGGATCGAGAAGGGTTCCTCCTGAAACGCCATCTTGACGAGGAGGTGATCCTTGAAAAGATGCGGGCTGAAGATCGCGACATTGTTGCTCTTGTAGCCCTCGATCTCGAACGAGAACCCCATTGCCCGCACCGAGAAGCCCTTCGAGGGAACGAAGAAGATCACGCTGTCGACAGGAAGCGGCTTCACCCGGCGCGCACCGCGGCCGATGTTGCGCTTGGGGTTGATGTCGCTGGGCGTGATAACGCCGAAATCGCCACCCCCGCTGATCGACCAAACGCCGTCCGAGCTGAACGCTTGTAAATCCTGCTGCCAGATGAGGTGAGTGATCGAGTTCACCCGTTCTCCGACGAGCGCGAAGGACAAGCTATCGTCGGCACGCGCCGGGCGTGAGCGGTCCATATTCTCGAAGTCAGCCGTGCGCGAGGCGAAGACGCCGTTAATAACGTTGCCGGTAGCAGCGTACCATAGGCGCTGCTGCCCAAAGGTCACGGCCGCGGGGTAGTTGCCGAACGTATCGAACGGGTTTTCGCCGACTGGCGGCGTTTCGGAAAGGATCGGCTGGATATTGTTGTCCTTGAAGCTCGTGCCGTCCGTGGCGCCGATATAGCCGTAGACCCCGGCCTGCTCCTTGTAGATGACGTGCCGTGCGACGTCGCCCGAAGGGACCGGCACAGTGATCGTGTTGTAATTGCCGGTGAGCGTCAGATCGTTGTCAACCTGCACGACCGTCGAAGCGCGGCTTTCTTGAACCGGAAAGCTGTCCTTGATCGAGGTGATCTTGTACTTGTAGGTCTTCGCCACATAGCCGGTCGTGTTCGGCGCTGTCGCGGCAACCGAATGCCCGGTCGGGATTGCGATCGTCGGCCCGAACGTAAGGGTCTCCCAGCGCCAGTCGGTATGCCCAAAGCGGGTCAGCTTGCGCGGCGCATATTCGAGGTGCGCCGTGAAGAGCACGTCCGCGGTCTGGGCGCTGTCGATGTCGCGCACCTTGTCGTGCGGATAAGGGCTTACGGCCTGATAGATGCGATGGAAGCCCATTACGGTATCTGCTGCCCTGTACGATACCAAGTGCCCGGCCCGCTGCCCCTGATCGGCGCGTCCAAATCCTCGGTCGGCGTGGACGTCTCGGGCGGCGCAGGCGGCGCAGGCGGTGCCGCGGGAGGAGGCTCAGGTGCAGGCGGCGCAGGCGGCGCTCCTGTGCGCACGATGCCGGTGCTGTTGGTCAATGCTGCGAATGTCGAACTATCGATATCGAGCGTAACGTGATTGGCGTCAGGAACCGCGACGACCGTAGCAAAACGATTGTTCAGCTCGACCATGCCTTCGATCCCGTCGATCCATCCGCGATCGCCGACAGCATAATCGTGGTAGGGCACTTCAATGGTGATCTGCGCAGCTTGGGTCGCGCTGACGATCTTCAGATTGTCCTCGACGACAAAGCCGCCGTCAGCGAGAAAGCGCGTTTGTTCGTCGCCGTTGAGCAGAATGTACGCCTGATCGATACTGTACTGGAATGCCATCAGCGCGTAGTTCTTGGTCTTGTCGTCGACCTCGCCAGCGAAGCGAAAGCCGGGACGAAACTGCAGCCCCCCGTAGCGCTGGATCAGGAAATTGCGCGCTTCTTTAGCCCCAGCACCGTACTGCGGAATGTCAACCCGGCCGTATAGCTCAGGGGCGAACTCGCCCTTGGAGAAGTTGGTAATCGCGAGCCGCGGCATCAGCGATAGTATCCGAAGTTCAGGATGCCCGGATCGTAGCCCGCTCGCGCCAGCTCGACCTCGCTCACAACATTGTCGTAGCGCTGCTGGTTCATGTTGAGATTGCGCGCGATCTCGATGTTGAGCCGGGTCGTCGCCTCGTTGTGGATTTCAGCGCCGAGCTTTTGATCCTTGGCGATCGAGCGTGCCAGTACCGCCGCGAGGAAGAGCACGACAAGCGCTTCAACCGCCTCATTGAAATCCTGCTCGGTGAGATCGAACGACACGTAATCGAGCGAAGCATCAGCCACCTGCGAATAGATCGCGCCGCTCTGGTAGAGGAATAGCGGCCTGCCGTAGAGCCGGGCGAGGACGAAACCGACGCCGACATAGTAGGAGACGCTCGATGCGGTTCCGGTCGCGGGCTGCACTAGCACCGGAAAGGCCATGTCGGTCGGCGGAACGTAGGAAACGGCCCATTCCGCAGCCCGGTCATTCGTCACGTTCGTCACCAGCGGCACGCGCTTCGTCGCGAGCCCGAAGTGATGCATCGAGAGTACTTGACGAACAATCGTCTTGTACCAGAGCCTGCACTCGCGGGCGGCGTGCTTGTTAGCGTTGCCCGGATCGTCGAGCGAACCTGAGAGTTGCTGCTGGTAGATGCGGCTCAGCGCCTTGTTGCAGACGCTGATCTCGCTTCGGGTTTCCTGAAAGCCCATGCCGGTCTCCTTGGGCTTATATTACCGATCTCGTCATAGAAGAACAGCCACGACCTTTACTCCGCTTCCGCCGCCTGAGCTGGGCGGCATCGTGAAGAGATTGAGGTTGAGCCTGCTGTCCTGCGGCGAGAACGAATAGCTTGCAGCATTGGCGACAAGCGTCGCGTGAAGATGCGTGGCAATGTCCTGCGGATTGAACGAGAAGACCGCTAGCGCAGCTGAGAGGTCGTAGCCGCGCAGCAGGTTCACCGCCTGCGGCGAAAAGCTGATGCTCATCGTATCGGCAGTAAGTGTCTTGCCGAGGCCAAGATTAACCGATTGCGGATTGAAACTGAACGATGCTGCGGTCGCTGTCATGAAGTACGCAGCGACGAGCCCGACAGTCTGCGGGCTGAACGCGAAGGTCGCGTTGCTCGCGATCATGTCGTAGCCGCGAAGCAGATTTACTGCCTGTGGGCTGAAAGAAAAAGTCGTTGCGCTCGCGACTAGGCTATAGCCACGAAGCAGGTTCACTGCCTGTGGGCTGAACGTAAAGGTCGCTACATCTGCGACCATCGAATAGGCTACTGTCGCCGGAAGCGGCCTGAAAAGCATATTAAACGCGGAAGGAATATCGCGAAGAGTACTATCGAAATAGAAAGTCGTCGTCCCAAGTCCGACAACTACACTAGCGACCGCAGCACCCCAACTTATGCCATCATCGCTAGCATAAACTCGCGCCGTATCGTCCGCAGCCGTATAGACAAGGCGCCCATAGGGATGATGCGCCCCAGCACCTCCTATCAGCGTCGTGAAACGATCGTAAAGCTGAACGTCGAGCCCAGTCATAACGAGGCTGGTAAAGCCGAGACCGCTACTTAATGTAGGATTTGAATTATTTATGCCAGCGAAGAAAACCCCGTTTCGATACTCAGCGATGATTTCGATATCGCCTGTGATCGTCCCTGTGCTTACGGCATCGGCATCATAAGTACCAGTCGCCCCGCCGTTCTTATCGACTGTGTACTTGCCCTGCCCGATGTAGCCGACAACAACGTTCGCGTTCTTAATGATCTGACCATAGCCAGCGGGGAGATCATCATTCTGTTGTGCAGACGGTCGAGGGCCTGATTTGGTAATGTACTTGCGCGGGCGGCAATTCCTCGTCGCCCATATCACCCGGCCGCTGTAGTTAGGACCGGACCTTGCGCCGCCGAATACCGGCACAGTCTAGTCTCGCCAGATTACGTAGCCGCCATGAGCGCCAACGGTCGCGCCCGAAGCGTTGCGGACCAATAAGCAGAGCGCAGTATTGATCGGCACGATAAGCTCGCGGCCAGTGAAGTCGAACAGGAAGCCGTTGCCGATGGCGAGCGGGAGCATCCCCCTGAAGAGGCTGTTGCCGGTAACAGTGGGTCTAGTCGTCGCCCAACCAGTTTCAATCGTGGCAATGGACGTCCCGCCTAGCCCGTCCATGGAGGTCGGCGTCACGGTCGTAATCGTGCCGGTGCCGACCGCATTCATTTTCTTCGCGCCGTAGATCGGAGCGTTGGTCGGCGCGGTCTCGACCCCGAGGAAAATCTGCTCGATCAGCAGCGGGACTGTGGCCGAAGCCTTGAGATTGGCGATGACCTGATCGGCGCTGTTTACGCCTGCAACACCTGCGATCTCTGCCGCGTAGCGAGCCATCAGTCGCTCACCTGAATTGGTGCCCAGAACTTCGCCGTGATCTTACGGCTCTTCATCTTGGGCTTTTGACTGCCATCCTTGCCCTCGAATATGGGTTGACCCTGATCGTCGCGCTCGTGCTCTTTGTGCTCGATCGTTTCGCCCTTCTTGGGCTTCTCCGAGAACCACTGGATTGTCTGCGTCTCGTCGGCGAGCAGCACCGGCTCAGAGGGGAGCGGGTATTTCTCCATATCGAACCACGTGCTGTCGAGACGGACGTAGTGCACTACTCAGGCTCCCCGACATTGCCGAGCGCGCGCGCAAGCATCGCTCGCTCCTGATCGATTTCGTAGAGCCCTTTCTCGGCCTTTTTGATCTTGGCGTCATGCTCGCCGATCGTCTTGGCGTGACGCTTCAGAAGGGCGTCCCGCTTCTCGCGCAGCGGATCGGACTTGGCGCGGATCGCCTCGCGCTGAGCCGTCAGCTCGTGGAAGCGTTTGCGCATCTTGTCGCGGTCAAATTCCATGTCTCAGCTCGATTGAATAGCGCCGTTGGTAGCGTCGAAATCAACAGTGAAGGTATCGCCAGCATTCGCCAGTGTGATCGACGATCCGTAATCGTACCAATCGACGATATCGCCTGTAACGCTGTGATAGATGATCGCGTAGCGGAACGGCCCGATGCCGCCCGCAGTCGCCGTAAACGTGCTGTCGCCGACGATCCACTTGTAGAGGCCCGCGGACTGCGCGGACGAGGAAATGCTGAGCGTGTTGCCGCCCGCCGTATAGCCGTTCGCCGCAGCCGGTGCAGGGAAGTTGGTCGTATTCCAAGTCGTCGACGCCGCGGTCGGCGCCGTGTTCGTCAGCGCGACCTTGAACGTGTCGCTTCCGAAATTGTAGGACTTCTCCCACAGCTTCTCGATGAAGGCGTCGATCTTGCTGGCGGCAGGCATCTGCTAGTCTGTCTCGAATGTGATCGACAAGCGATCCAGCGTCGCGTCGATCACTGTTGGAGGATAGAGTTCGAGCAAGTCACCGACCGCATAGTTGGAGCTGATGAAATTGATTACCCCATTTGTACCGGTATAATCAATGGTCCCGTTCGCCGCCCCGTTCTTGCGCAGCCGCAGGGGGGATGGCGACGTCGCCGCGATCCCTGCATCCGCCGCGCCGGGCCCGGTCCCGGTCAGGTCGATATTGCGCTCGAAGCGCCAGCGGAGCAGCGGCTCGTTGGGATCAGCCGAAGGTAAATCGACGATCGAGATCATCAATGTGTGGATATCGCTCGACGCCCCGGTGCCCCCGCTCCAGACTTGCTGCAGTTCTTCGGGCGTCGTCGGCGGCAATCGCAGGAGGCTAGGTTCGACGACCCTCTTGGGGGTCCACGGATCGCCAAATAGCCCTGCCATCGCTCGACCTTAAATGAAAAGGCCCGGCACTACCAGAGCACCGGGCCTCTCAAGTCGCGTCCCGGGGGGATCAGGCGTTAGCCGCTTCCTTGCGGCTGTCAAGCTCGGCTTGGATCGCGTTGGTCACGCCGACACGCGGCTTCTCGCGATCCTTCTCGGCAGCGAGCATGGCATTGAGCTGATCGTCGGTCTTCGTGCCGAGATCGGCCGTGACCTCGGTCACGGTGCCGCTGACGAGCGCATCGTCGTTGTTCTCAGCTCGGACCTGCTGCGCGACCGCATCGGCGCCGCTGGTCGCCGACAGCGCCGTAACGCCGACCTCGGCCATCGAGATGCCGCGCTCCTCGGCGATCTTGCGCAGCGCTTCGCTGACCTCGGCTTCGAGGTCTTTGTCCCCAAGCCCGGCCTGATCGATGCGCTCTTCCTGCGTCCTCGTGACCTCGCCGACGAGCTGCTTGCCGGGGATCATGTAGCCGCCGCCCGGCCCCTGCACCGCGTCGGGCGGAAGTTGCTGCGGCTGTTGCGGATTGGGCCCGGTCGGAGCTATCGCCGCGATCTGGACGATCGCCGTTCCGGGCAGTTCGCCCGGATCGACGAGCTGCTTGTCCTTCTCGGTGATCTTGTCCTCGTCGAACGTCCCGATGTGCCCTTCCGGCACGTACTTGCCGGTCGCGTCGAAGCTGTTGACCAGCGCAACCCTTTGAACCATTCCCATCGTAGGTCTCCTATTCTACCCGAGCCGTTAGCCGAGGTTCATCGGAATGACGGTCGAATTGCGATCGGTGCCGCCGACGATTGCCGAAGTAACGCCGAGCGCGGTAAACGTGCCGAGCGTCACATACTGGAAGCCAAGGTAGCGATCGGTGATGTCGGGCAGCGCCTGATCCATCAGCTTCGCACCGGCCGTGAGGTTCGCCGTAGCGACCACCGGGCCCGAGGCGAGCACGGTCGGCGACGACAGGTTCGAGTTGACCGACGAGATTAGCTGCGCTTGGCAGCTGGTGCCGCCAGCCCCAGCCGTGGTGACGACCGAGTAAGCGCGAAGCGGCATTCCGCTGCGGCCCGGATTGTCGACCGCCGAAAGCAGGTCGATGCTGTCGGTCGAGACGTAAGTGCCTGCGACCGCAGCCAGCGACTGGTTGTTCGACGGGCGGGCTTGTGCGTCTGTATACATTGCGTCTTACTCCTCTTCCCGACCCTTAGCTGACCTGAGTTTCGGCGACGTTCAGCGCGTCCGTGCGGCGGATCGGTATCTCGTTGAACGAAAGCACCTTCTGACCGCCGATCTCCTGCCACGACAGGTAGGTGTTCTTGTCGTTGACGAGCTGGCGACGGAACCATGTGCGAACGATGCGCGGCACGTAGAATACGGCGCGCACGCCCTCGACGCTCTCGATCTGCTCCGCGGCCTGCACCATCAAGTCCTGCAGGTTCGGGCCGGTCGCGTGCGTCAGGGTGATCGCGGTCGGGTCGATGTTCGCGATGCGGACGACATAGCGCCAGTCCTTCACGAACAGGCCGCAGCGCCAAATCCAGTGATCGCGGTAGCCCATGTACATATTGCCATTGGCGTCCGTAAGCACCGAGGCGGGCGGGAACCCATGCTCGCCCTCGCCGACACCGTTGGTCACGTCCTCGTGATCGAGGCCACCGCGGGTATTCTTGGGATAGATGCCGAAGACGGTATCCGGTCCCCAGCCGACGAGCCAGATCGAACGCAGGTTCGAGCCTGTGCCGCCAGCGTTGATGACGTTGGCCGCGGCCTTGTTCGTGGTCGTCGACAGCGTGTTGTAGCGCGGCGCGAACCCGGTGTACTCGGTCGGGTTGGCCCCGGCGTTGCCGTAGAACAGCGTCGTCGCCATCTTGTTCGACATGCCCTGAACGTGCGGGCGGGCCTGCTTCAGGCGATACTGGTCGACGTTGCCCGACATGATCGCCAGCTCGCGGTCGACCTGAGAGAAGTCCTCAAGCAGCGCCGCGGTCTCTTCGATCGTGGTCGAGCCCGGCTTAGTCACCGGAACACCGCTGTTGAGCGCTCGGAAGCTCGGGGTCGGGAGCACGGTGCGGGCGCCGTCCTTGTGCCCTGTCACCATATTGCCCTCTTCCCAGTGCATGTCGGCGAGGACTTCGTTCTGCTGGGTCAGAACTTCAGCGATGTCCAGCTGACGGCCATCGGGCGCCATTTCGGTGAGGACATCGATCAGCGTCGTGACGCCTGAGCCTTGGACTGCCATTTATCTTCTCCTCTTACTCCTGCGATCTACCGATCGTAGAACTTGCTCGGGTCGGACATCGGCCGACCGCTGCCTGCCTTCACTGGCTCGCGCCGCTGGTCGGCAGCTTCGTGCTCGCGATCTTCCGCGATGTCTTTGCCGATATTGAAAGCCAAGCCGATCATCTGCGGGTGAACGCCGAAGCCGGTCTCATCGAGCCATTCGCGGAACCCCGCGGGGGCATATTTGTCGAGCGCCTTGGCCGCGAGCTTCTGCACGTCACCCAATGAGCGCCCGCCGAAGTTGATCGTCTCACCGCCCGCGGTCTTCAGCGCCTCGCCCTTGCCTGCGATAAGGTCACGCGACGTATCTTCCCACTCCTTGCGCTTCTCGATGACGTCGCTGTTGATCCCATCGATGACGCGCTGGGCAACGCCCGGCAGAACCTTCTCGGCATAGACCTGAGCGATCGTCGAGACGCCTTCGCTGGAAAGGTCGAGCTTGCGGGCGACCGGGGTGATCGCTTCGAGCGCGTCCTTATCGATCTCCATGCCCTCGGGCAGGCCGCTGATCTCGTAAGGCGCGTCGCCCTCGGGAGCGCCGAACAGCTTGTCGCGCTCGGCCTTGGCCGCTTCGTCGGCGGCTTTTTCCTCGTCGGTGCGGGTATCTTCGGTTTCAGTTTCGGCTTCGGCTTCACTCTTGCCAGTGCCGAGATCGACTTTCTCGGGCTCAGCTTCCGCTGTCGTTTCCGCTGTCGTAGGCGAGGTAGACTGGCCCGGCGACTGCTCGGTCGTCTTCTCGACTTCCGAGTTCTCCGTCTCGCTGTTCGTCGTAGTCTGTTCCTGATCGATCACTAGAGGTCTCCTTTAGGGTTTTCTTCTCCGCTTCGAGAATGAGAAGGAGGGCGTCAGGCCCGAGGTACTTCTCGGCCGTGCGGAGAATGTCGAACCCCAGACCTCTGCGCCCAGCTGCGAAATGCGCTGCAGCGTCTACCGGCTGGTAGTTGTAGCCACTAAACATGCCCGCACTCGAAAGGATTGTAAAGAGGGTTCGTAAAAAGGACTGATTGAGGCTGAGGCTCTCCCAATCCATTTTCTGCAATTGCTCGCGGTTGATCTTCTTGACGCTGAGCGTCGGTCGTTCCTGCTCACTCATTGCCCGAGCACCCGCTGCAGCATCGTCGTTCCTTGCGGATCGACCTGCGTCTCGGAAAGGAGCTTGGCCGCTTCAGCCCCTTGCTGCATCGCGGGCGCCGAGTTGACCATCTGCTGACGCTGCTCCGCGGCAGCAGCCTGCTCCTTCAGCTGCGCGACCATCTCGTCAGAGCGGATGATCCGCGGGGATGTGCCGCTGCTCTCGGCGAACTCGTCGACCGCCTGCTGGGCGTCGAACTTCATCGCCGCGTCGGGGAAGATGCCAGCAAGGAACCCGACGAACCGTGCGGCGCGCTCGATCGCAGTATTCATCGCCGCCTTCTGCGCCATCGCGAGGATCG